GATCTATCATTTGTTTAGTAACTTCGACTAACGAATAAGTACCATCATTATAGATAATTAATTCCATTATCTTTGAAAATGTCTTTCTCTCCATTGATTACAAACATAGACATCTTTCACATGAAAAGCTTTGTGAATATTACAAAAGGATCTTCTATTAGAATACATGCCACAATTACCACATGCTTCTCTGCCTTGAGATTTTCTAAAATCTTGTGGTAATCTAAAATCAATCATTTCGCCATTTGAATAAAAATTAGATCGTTTCATTTTCCTTGTCCTCTATATCGCATTTGTTTTTTAGATCTGCCTTGTCGTTTAGATTTGTTCATTGTTTTTATTTTAGATCTGCTAGTGATTCTTCCTATTGAAGTACCTTTATGCTTCTTCTCATACTGAACTGCTTTGCCAAATATATTACCTTTTTTCTTTGACATCTTTAGCTTCTATAATCAATGGCAATGGCTCATTGTAATTAGTTTGCTCTATCTTATCTTTCTGATCTAAATGTTGTTTACCTAGCCATATCATCATTGGAACTGAACCACCTAAAGCTTTTTCAAATTGTGCTTTTCTTAAACTTATTTTGCCCAGCTCTCGTCCCTTTTTTATATAGTGGACATAACTCCTTTGTAATGTCTTTGTTGATACACCTACAAACTCTGCAATCTCTTGATATGTACAATGCAATTGCGCTAATTTCTTTATAGTTTCTACATCTACTCTTTTAATCGGTCTCGCCATTTTGTCCTTTTTATGTCTTTTTTAAGATAATTGCAATATGGAGCGTGAGGGTTGGAATCGCACCACCTTATCTATTGAGGGTATCAATAAACCTTTCTAAAGCTCACGCAGGATATTTTTGTATCTTATCTCTTATTAAATTAAATAACTTCTTATCAAATAAATAAACATATTTGTATTTACCTTTAGTTATTTTATAGTCTAAGTTGTGATTTTTATCTAATTTATTAAATCTTATTCTATCTGAAATTGTTTTACTGTGAACTTCTTTTTCATTAACAATATATACTTTAGCTTTAGATGTTTCACCAATATAATACCAATTCATAGCTTGATATATTTTACCTTTATGATCTTGCTCTGGATCTGCATATGATACAACTGCTTTTAATTTAGGATAATCTTTTTTTAATTTTTTTAAGGTATATGAAACTATTTTAGATACAGGGTTTTTATGTTGAGCTAATGCAACTCTTACTAATTCTGGACATTCAAAATTAGAAACTTGTAAAAATGCGCCTGATTTAGGATTAGCACCTAATCCATATATTACAGATCCTTTAAATTCGCCTTTTTCCCATACTCCGAATCTTACTAATTTAGATTTAGGCATTCGCTTTGAATAATGCCATTTATATACAGAATATTCACTAGCTTTTTGTGAACAATAATCAATATATAAATCTTTATTTAGGTAATGTTTGTCCACAAGCTTCGCATTTTTCAGATGCTTCGTCTATATCTGATTGATCGTCTTTATCAGTAGGATTGAATGTATCTACTGACATAAATTTTTTTAATTCTTCTTCTGTAAAACCTAATACAGGCAAACTAAAATTATCTTTTTTTAAATCTTCTATTTCTA